TCAGCGGTCCGGCTCACAGTCGAGGATCGACGGGATGTCCGTCCAGCGGTCTGCCTCGGCGGTGTAACGCTCATGCAGCCAGGCGACGGCCTTATCCAAGCCCGTCTGGTCGCCGTCAAACAGCTGCGTCTCGATCTTTTCCTCGGCGGTATGCTCGATGCTCCACGGGCCGGGCCAGACCTCGGCGCAGAGGGCCTCGCGCTTTTTCTTGCCGCTCTCGTCGCTCGGGTCGGGCACCTTGATGGGGGTGATGACATAGCGCATACCGCCCTCTGCCCCGGAATACGGGTTGCCGTTGTGGAACCAGTGATAGATCGGGAATGCGTCAAGCATGGTCGGCACCTCTTTTTGCACAAATAAAAACACCCCGAAGCGAAACGCCTCGGGGTATCTTGGAGCGGGATACGAGTCTCGAACTCGCCACCTACTGCTTGGGAAAACTTCAAAATATCCCGCCGTAACGTTAAAAACTGACATTTTACAGGCTTATTACAGGTTTACATCCACTTAACCCGGCGGGCATTTTCGATCAAATTCTGTACGTCGGGGTGGGTGTAAATGTTTAAAGTCGTTGTAATATCTGCGTGACCTAGGATCTGTTTCGTGACCTCCGGCGGCAGACCGGCGGCGGCAAATTTCGTCGCGGCGGTGTGTCGGCAGGTGTGCGGCGTCACGCCCTCGATCCCGAGCTTACGCATTAAACTATTGAAAGATTTCCGCACGTTGTTGTGATCGCGCGGGAGACCGTACTTCGATGGGATCAAGTACGGCGTATCGTTGCCGTCCAACCATTGCAGAATATACGGCATTATATCCGGGTGGAGCGGGATCACGCGGTCACGCCCTGCCTCCGTCTTTTCTCCGCCGATCAGATACCCATCGTCGGCGTGGACATTTTCCCGGCGGGCGGTGAGCAGCTCGTTCAAGCGCATACCTGTGTATATGAGCGTGAGCGCGATTCTCGCCGTCTCTCCGAGGCGGGCGTCGTCTGTCATGCTTCTTATTGACTGCACCTCGTCGGCGCTCAAAACGCGCGTTTTCGGAGCGCCGGCCTCGGGCAGGACGAGCGCGGTCGAGTAGTTCGTGTGGATTATATCCTGATTTATAGCGTACTGGCATAATTGCGAAAACAGCTGCCGCTCTTTTTCGCACAGGCTGCGGCTTGCCCCGGCTGCCATCATCTGCGAGAGGACTCGTTGATAGTCCTCCGTCTTGAGTTCGGCGATCCGCCGGTCGTGCAGGGCTGCCGCCTTGCGGTAGGCGTTCGCGTAGGACTGCTGCGCCTTTACGGTGATCTTCGGATAGTGGAGCTCGCTCCAACGGTCGTACACGTCGGCGAGCGTGTAGGTCTGACGCTCCGGTGAAATCTTGCTCGCGTTCACGTCGTCGAGCGCCTTCACCGCCTCGCCGGACGTGGCAAACGTGCCGATCCGCGTCCCATCTGCCGCGACCGCGACAAAGGGGCGGCTCTTATTCCGTGCGTCTTTCCAGACCGAACCTGTACCACGCGGACGTCTGCGCCGCCTGCGCTGGGCTGCCGGTGCACCTTCCATACGCACACCACAATAGCAACAAAAGACGGCATCGTCAGGAATCACACGGCGACATCTCATACACTGCATAACGCTTCTCCTTTTTGACGACGCGCGTAATATGTTCCTGCCTTTTACTCCTGATCTGAGGTCTCACTGTCTACGATCTTTTGCTCCGCAAGCTGTTCGTCGATCATTTTGTTATAGTTTGCATTTTCTGCGGCTGTTTTCTCTGGCTTTACGATCATCCCTATGTAAATATAGGACATAACCGCAAGAATAATACCGCATATCCCGATTACAATCGGAGACTTGAAAAGCCAAAGAACCACTGCGAGCAGAACACCGACTATTACCATACCGACTATACCGTCGCGCCTCACGAGTTCAGGCGTTGCGGATCTGTACTCTGGCTTTTTAGCTTGTTTCGGCTTTACCGGCGCTGTGGTAGTCTGCGCACTGCTTGCTGCTGCCCGCGTTTCCGTTTGGCTCGCGTATTGTCTCGGCTTTACCTTCCTGTGCGACGATTTCCGCTTAGTCGATCCGCCTATCTTCGTACTATATGAAATGCCCGTACCGGGGATAGAGAACCTCGCACGCGCTCCTGTTCTGCTATTAAACGAGATCCCGGCACCCTTTCCTCCAAAGCTAAAGCCGGTACTTTTCTTACCGACGTTGAAGCGCACACCTTTTGCTATCTTGAAGCTCTTCCGAAATCTAAATCCCATTTGATAAGCCCCTCCTGTTATGTCCAAATAATCGGACTGCAAACTATTTTTTAAAATTTACTACTTGAAATACAACTGAATGTTGTGTATAGTTGTATTAGGAACTGATGCAGGGAGGATCCGCAATGACGACGTTAGAAAAAATCAAAACCGAAGCGAAAGGCCTCACCAGCGAGAACGCGCTGCGCGTTCTCGAATACATACGCGAGCTAAGGGGCAGCGGCGTTACTGCTTCGACTTCAAAAACATGATATAATCAAGGACGGTCTTCTGGTCTGTCTCCGACAGCCCGGCGCACTCCCTCGCTATAAGCTCCTCGACGGTATTCACCGCCGGGGGGTTTTCTTTTTTCTGCTCTACTTTACCGTAGAAATAGTCGATTGTCACGCCGAAATAGTCTGCTATCTTTTGCAAATTTTCGATTTTGGGAGAGCTTCTTCCCTTCTTCCAGTCCGTGAGGGAGCCGGTAGAAATCCCGGTCGCCTTCGACACTTGGTATGCTGTCGCGCCGCGTTCGTCAAGCAGCTTTTGAAACATTTCGTACATTGCTATACCTCGTTTTTGTGCAGTGTGCCAAAAATGTGCACTACCTCTGAAATACGTGGTATTGCGTGTTGACACACTCGTAAAACCGTGGTATAGTATAGGCATACCTCGCAATTACGAGCTACCACGGCTCTAGGTGCTATTTGATTCTCGCAAAACCATAATATCACAAAACCGAGGTAAACGCAACTATCAAAATAAACAAAGAGAGGAGGACTACTATGGCAGAACTGCACACCTGCACGGACGTCGCCGCCCGCTACGGTGTAGAGGTTATCACCGTTTGGGACTGGATCCGCAAGAAGAAGCTCGGCGCTGTCAAGATCGGCCGCGAGTATCGAATTTCCGACGACGATCTCCGCGCCTTCGAGGACGCCCGCCGCACTATCCCGCACACCTAAGAAAGGAGCTGCCCCATGCCAACCGCAGAGGAGTGGATCGACAACCGCTCATTGCACCCGACCATGACCTTGCAAGAACTGTGCGAGTATTTTAAAGCGAACTTCGTTCAGGCAGACCCCGAGACGATCGCCGAAATGATCGTGCAGGGCAAATACCCTTTCGCCTTCGGCCTGCCTGCCGACGGCAAGCACAAGCGCCGCTTGCAGATCTTCCGCGCCGGAGCCTACGCATGGCTCGACGAAATGACCCACTCGAACACCTACAGAGGAGAAAAGCTATGAACAAAAACAAGGAAGCCGCCCGGGTGCTGGAACACCCGAACGGCAACAACAGACGCGAAATTTCTACAACTCGCGTCTCTATTGTACATCACCCGCGCCGCGATTTCAAGCGGCAGGCCGCAAAGTTGGTGCTGACCGTGTGCGGCCTCGTGTTCCTGACCTCGATCGTCGGGATCGCCGAGGGTGGCGGAATCCCCACCGCCTGCTACACGATCAGCTCCGTGCTGATTGCCAACCACGCCGCCGGTGCTCTGCTGGCGGGCAATAGAGAGGAGTAAAGCTATGAAAAACGCCAAGATCAAGAAGCTGGAACCGAAGGAGTGGCTCGACCGTGTGATCGACAACCTCGACCAGCTCCGAATCCTCGACAGGGCTCTCCGCCCGGAGGAAGTCGTCTCCACCTGTCTCGATGTTACGGACTACGAGAGCGAGTTTCCGACGCTCCACCTCGGCGCTGAAAACGTGCGATTTTTCGGCACACTTTTCAATCTGCCTATTGAACTCTCTACTGTTCATTATTGCAATATGCGCCCCTATGTTTATGTGTCAATCACATACAGAGATCACCGTATTTTTGGCATAGAGTACATTAGCCACGAGGAGGCGAGCAAGCTATGAACCTACGCAACACCCGCCTCGACCGGCGGCTCACGCAGCCGCAGATCGTCGCCAAGATGAAGGAAGTCGAGCCGCGCGTCGACGTGGCGCTGTACTCCAAGATGGAGAGCGGGATCTGCTTGCCGACGCCCGCACAGATGGGCGTGATCCTGTCGGTGCTGGACTGCCACTTGCATGACCTCTATACCCTCGATGAGATTGCCTTTCCCTCCATTCAGCCGGAAGTAATCGAGATCCCGGAGGAGACCCGCGTCCCGGTGCGTCCCCGCAAGCCTGACCGCCGCAAAGGAGACCGCCACCGCAAGACCCGGCGGATCTGCCTGCGCGTGGACAACGCCACGGCCGCCGCCCTGCCGAAGATCTGCGACTACTTCGGCTACAAGAACGTCCAAGCATGGCAGCAAGATTGCCTCGACACGCTGATTCACAACTACCAACAGGAAGGTGGGACGGAGTATGTATCTACCCGAGACGGCTCCACTACTGCCGATTGAGCCCGGCGATCCAGACTACGACCCCTTTTGCAAGAACCCCCCCCCCCGAGCCGCTTGTGCAGCTGTCGCTCACTGGCCCGGGCGTGTGGATCTGTCCGACGTGCTGCACCGTCCTCGGGACGTTCGGCGGCCGATACAAGACGAAGTGCCCGAAATGCGGGCAGAAAGTGAAGTAAAACGCCATGACTTTATATGAAATTTCCGCAACTATGCAGCAGTTCCTCGCCGCCGTTGATGCAGGCGAGATCCCGGAGGAGGCTTTTGCCGATACCCTCGAAGGGCTGGAAGGTCTGCTCGCTGATAAGCTGGACGACTGCGCCTGCGCCTACAAGGGGCTGATCGCCGAGGCGAAGGAGATCAAGGCAGAGGAGGCGGCACTCGCCGCCCGCCGCAAGGTCAAGGAGAACGAGGCGGCACGGCTGGCCTCGTATATCGACCATTGCCTCAAGGACTCCGCCGGGGAGGGCGTCAAGCCGGAGAAGTTCGAGACCGCCCGGAACGTCCTCTCCTACCGCGCGAGCGAGGCTGTGGACGTGCCGGACGTGGAGAGCGTCGTCCTGTGGATTCAGGCTCACGAGGGCGAAGCGATCGGCGGCGTCGCCGTTGACGCCGACAAGCTCCTCAAGTGGAAGGAGCCGGAGCTGTCCAAGACAGAACTCAAGGCCGCGCTCAAAGCCGGGCTCGTGATCCCCGGCGCGACCGTCAAGCGGTCGTTCAATTTGCAGATCAAGTAAAGGAGCGGCACTATGGACGAGAAGAATCTCGAACTCTACAAGGCGTTTCGCTCTGTGCCGGAGAACGCACAGCGAGCGATCACAGGCGGGCGGCTCAAGGGCAAGACCGAGATCAACCCCATGTGGAGAATCAAGGCATTGACCGAAGTTTTCGGGCCTTGCGGCATCGGCTGGAAATACGAGATCGTTAAAAAATGGCTCGAGCCCTGCGAACAGACAGGCGAGACTGCCGCTTTCGTTGACATCAACCTCTATTTTCTCGATAAGTACACCGGCGCGTGGTCGGATCCTATCCCCGGCACCGGCGGCTCGATGTTCTGCGCGAAAGAGCGCAGCGGCATGAACTGCTCCGACGAATGCTTTAAAATGGCGCTCACGGATGCGCTCTCCGTCGCTGCAAAGGCGCTCGGCGTCGGCGCGGATATTTATTGGCAGGCGGACGCCACGAAGTACACAGCGGACACGACTCCGGCAGCACCGCCCCCGGCGGCTCCCCTCGTCTGCCGCAAGTGCGGCCGCCCCTTGCAGGGCGTGATCCAGAACGGCAAGAAGTACACGGCGGAGGAAGCGCAGAAAACCCTCGACGGCCTGTGCGTTGCCTGCTGGAAGGAACGAAAGAAGGCACAGAATGAAGATGCAACGACCTGACCTCGGCAGCACCGTCTACTATGTGCGCTACGTCTGGACGCAGGGCTATTCCTCCGCACAGTACGAGGTACAGCGCGGATTATACGCTGCCAACTATGCGGGCCCGCCGTTTCAGCTGTGGATCCGCTTTCCCGGCGGTTCTGCCGTCTGGGTGCATGAGAGCGCCCTCGGTCGGCAAGTGTTCACCGACCCCGACGAGGCGCAGGCTGTGGCGGACGAATGGACACGCCGTCTCCGCGAAAGCTGGCGGACGCTATGATCGAGATCCAGTTCACGGATGGGCGATTTTCCCGCGAGCGCGACGGCCTGTTCCTGTGCCTCAAAATGCGCCCTTCCAGCGAGTCGGCGGCGTACAGGCTGTTGGATATGCTGAACGGCGAAAAGCCCTTCACGGCGGCTTGCAAGCCACTCGTGGCGCGGCGCAGTCTATCCGCCAACGCCTATTGCTGGGTTTTGTGCGAAAAGATTGCCGTAGAAATCAGCACAGAGAACGCACCTGTCGCCAAAGAGGACGTATACCGCGAGGCGATCCGGCGCGTCGGCGCGTTTGAGATTCGGCTCGTTTCCGCTGCTGCTGTCGAGTTTTCCTGCAAGCATTGGGAGCGGATCGGCGTCGGCTGGATCGCTGAACCGCTCGGCCACCGCACCGGCGACGACTACGACGAGGTTTGCTTCTACTACGGATCCAGCACCTACGACCGCGCCGAGATGGGGCGGCTCCTCGACGACCTGATCGAGGACGCCGAAGCCCTCGGCATCGAGACAAAATCCCCGGAGGAGGTGGATCGGCTTTTAAGCCTGTGGCAATGCGAAGATGCTACTTGTGCGGCAAAGTGAGACACCTCGAACGGCATCACATTTTCGGAGGGGCGAACCGCTCCCTCTCCGAGCGCTACGGCCTCGTTGTGGATCTGTGCCATCACTGCCACAACGAACCGCCGGACGGCGTACACTTCAACCCCGACCGGATGCAGCTATTACACGAGATCGGCGAGCAGAAATATCTCGACGAGACCGGCGACACGGTCGAGGGGTTTATAGCCAAGTTCGGGACGAATTATCTCCCGACAGAAAGGACAGAAAATGCTTAACGTAACCGCAATTATGGGGCGACTCTCCCGCGACCCGGAGCTTCGGCAGACCACTACCGGGAAAAACGTTGCCTCGTTTACGATCGCCTGCTCGCGCGGGCGCAAGGACGCCAACGGGAAGGATCTCGTCGACTGGATCCCGGTCGTCGCGTGGGAGCATACGGCGGAGTTCGTTTGCAAGTATTTCGAGAAGGGCAGTCTGATCGCCATTGACGGACGCCTGCAATCTCGCACCTACAAGGACAGGGACGGCAACAACCGCACCGCGATCGAGATCGTCGCCAACAACGCAAACTTCGCAGGATCCAAGAGCACCGGCGGCGGATCGAACTCCGTCCCGGCGGGCAACTCCTACAATGAGCCTACGGTGCAGTACGACGAGATCGAGGACGAGGGCGACTTGCCGTTCTAAGGGAGGTACAGTATGCAGATTGAAGAATATCCTGTACCGAACGAGTGCGCGAGAGCGCAGATCTACCTCCTTCTCCCTGTTCTTGCCGTGGACGATGAACGTATCAACGACGGCGAGGTTCTGCTGCTTGCCGAGATTATGGCGCTTGCGAACAATACCGGCTACTGCTACGCATCGAACGCCTACCTCATGAAGAAGCGCCGGATCTCTCAATCGACACTCACGAGCAGGCTCGGCAACCTCAAGAAGCACGGCTACATAAAAGTCGAGCTCGTCAAGGACGACAAAGGCTGTGTAAAGGAGCGCCGGATCTATCCGTACTGCCTCGACTTTACACCCTATACCGAGCAGCCGGGGGAGGTATGCCGAGAATCCGGCATAGGGTATGCCGAAAAACTGGCAAGACCTATGCCGGGAAATCAGCAGGAGAATAATATAAGTAGGAATAATATAAGTAAGAATAATAGAGAGAGAGTAAGAGAGAACCGCCCGGAATCGGTCGAAGCTGTCCGTGCCTATTGCCAAGAGCGAAACAACGGCGTCAACCCGGAGGCGTTCTTCAACTACTACGAGGCCAACGGCTGGAAGGTCGGGCGGAACGCTATGAAGGACTGGAAGGCAGCCGTCCGTAATTGGGAAACCAAGGACGGCAGGGGCCCGCGCCAGAAGGGAGGCACACCGAGCAATGGTACAAGCATTACAGACGGTTTTGTCTAAAGCCGGGATCCACCCCCGGCACGACATGACGGACAAAGAATGGAAACGCCACCTCGTCGACCGAATGAACAGCGCCCCCGGTGCGCTGGGCGACGGCATCGACTGCCCGAAATGCCTCAATCGCGGCTACTACTACCGCTACGACGAGGAGAGCTCCGGGCCCGTGATGGTCAACTGCGACTGCATGGCGCGTCGGAAAGCTCGCCGCCGTCTGGATCGGAGTGGCCTCGGCTCGGCTATGCGGCGCATGACCTTCGATACCTACCAGACGCCGGAGGAGTGGAACCGACAGATCCTCGCCGTCGCAAAAAAGTACGCGGCAGCCCCGGCGGGCTGGTTCTTCGCGGGCGGGCAGCCGGGAGCAGGCAAGACGCACATCTGTACGGCGATTCTGCAAGAGCTGTCCCTGCGCTATCCTGTGCGCTATATGCTGTGGAGAGACGAGAGCGCCCGGATCAAGGCGTCGCTCAACGAGCCGGAGGGCGTCGCCCTTATGAGTGAGCTCAAATCCGTACCGGTGCTCTATATCGACGACCTGTTCAAGGGCGCGGAGCGGCCGACGCAGGGCGACTTGAATCTCGCCTTCGAGCTTATCAACTACCGCTACAACGACGAGAGCCTCTACACGATCATATCGACCGAAAAGCTCCTCGACGACCTGATCCGCATTGACGAGGCGATCGGCTCCCGCATTGCGGAGCGCAGCAAGGGACACAGGATCCAGCTCAAGCCGGATCCGTCCCGGAATTGGAGGACGAAATGAACACAGAGGCCATGTTTTCGAGCAAAACCGATTTATGGGCAACGCCGAAAGACTTCTTCGATCGGCTCGACGCCGAGTTCGGCTTTACGTTGGACGCCTGCGCCCTGCCGGAGAACGCCAAGTGCAAGACGTACTACACGCCAGAGCAAGACGGACTCGCGCAGCCGTGGGAGGGCGTTGTTTGGTGCAACCCTCCCTACGGTCGGCAGATCGGGCAGTGGGTCAAGAAGGCTCACGACACGGCCACGAGGGGGGGGCTCGTCGTTATGCTACTACCCGCTCGCACAGATACGAAATGGTTTCACGACTACATATACCAGCAAGCGGAGATCCGCTTCGTCAAGGGGCGACTCAAGTTCGGCGACAGCAAGAACGCCGCGCCGTTCCCGAGCATGGTTTGCGTTTTCAATGGAGGCGTGACCGATGAAGATTAAGGCAAAGGCCAAGCGAGCCGGGCTCAACGAGAGCGAGGCTCGAGACTTGAAGCTGCTCGCGAGAGCGCTCGGGATCAGGATTCGATCGGTAGAAGTTATCCCGGCGGAAAAACAAGCAGAACCGAAAAGGAGGAAGATTTTCAACTATGACGAGTAAGCCTGTTAAATATGCGTACACGCTGCACAATCCGCGCAGCGTACCGAACGGGACGACCGACGGCGTCGTCGATATGCTCCCGGACATTTCCTCGGAGACGTGGGATGCTTGTTTCGACACCGTCGAGGCGGCCGTAGAGGACGCGCGGCTCGTGTGGCGGGACAACCACGGCTATTACCCTACGCCCGGCGAATACGTCGCCGTCGCCCCCTATACTCCGTGGGATCCAGACGTCGGCGAGCATTGGCTCCTCGACGATCTCTGCTCCGCTGCGTATGAGGCGGCAGACGACGCCGCCGACGATTGGGTCGAGGAGCTGGGCAAAGTTACCCGCGAGGATCTGCAAGAGCTTCACAGCGGCTTGCAAGCCGTCCTCCGCGAGTGGCTGAAAAAGCACGACCTCGAGCCGCACTTCGGCACGGTCGACACGGCAAAGGCTACCTACTGCCCGCTGTGGGAAGGAGCAGGCGCATGAAGTTTCACTCGGGCCCGCGCTTCGGGCTGACAGAGGAGGAGCAGCTCACGATCTACGGCATCTGCACGAGCTACAAGCGCCTATCCCCGGAGACACAGCGGATCATCGACGACGCCGTCCAGAGCTGCGGCGGTATCTACGCGACGGCGCTCTTTGAGGCGATCACGACGAGAGAGACCGTCCCGAGCGTCGCGTATCGCACCTACGGCACGAACTGCCCGATCGACCCGTCCGGGCTTGCAAAGAGGGTCAAGGCCATATACAAGACCCTCGCAAAAACGCTCCCGGTCTGGCAACTCGCCAACGGAGACCCCCCTATTCTGTGATACCATAATCGGGCGGGGAAGTTTATGGGCGTTTTCTTCTTCGTTCCTCTCTCCTTACCCCCGGCGTCAAACGCGCCGGGGGTAAGGTTTTTATATGCGCGGCGAGCCTGCACGAGGGCGACCGTGCGCCACCACAAAACGCGAGGAGGGCAAACCATGGAACCGAAAAAGAGCACAGTCTCCGTGCTGGGCGAGGAATACACGATCCACTATCTCAACCCGGAGGACGACGCGACGCTGAACCACTGTCAAGGCTACACGGACGAGAGCACCCGCGAGATCGTTGTGCGGCGAGACCTTGCAGACAGTGACGACCCGATGAACGTATCCGACTGGTCGGCAATCCGCAAGGCAACGACCCGGCACGAGATTGTACACGCATTTTTCTTTGAGTCTGGCCTCGGCTGCGAGAGCGACTACGCACAGAATGAGGAGCTCGTAGACTGGATCGCCCGGCAGGGGCCGAAGCTCTATCGCGCATGGGCGGAGGCTGGGGCGCTGTGAGCAAAGCCAAGCCGACCGGCAAGAAAGCCGGGAAGCCTGTCCGGGACTGGATCGCCATTCGGAACGAGTACACCTCGACGGACATCGGGCTCCGAGGGCTGGCCGAAAAACACGATATTCCATTGACGACACTCCGAGACCGTTCAAGGCGCGAAAAGTGGCCGGATTTGAGGGCGGAACAACACCACAAAATCGCCACAAAAACGTCACAGAAAACGGCGGAGATCGTAGCGGACGACGAGGCGGGACGAGTTGCCCGCCTTTTACGTATTGCGGATCAGCTCATGGACAAGACAGAGCGGGCGCTCAAAGAGCTGGATCAACAGGCCGTGAAGCACGTAGAGAAGGTTAAGACGTCCATATCAGAGAAGGATGACGACGGCAAACCGATCCGTCGGGAGGTGGAGCGTGAAATCGTCAGCCTCGAAACGATAAACTCGATCGTCGACCGGCGCGGCTTGCAGCAGATCGCCAACAGTGCGAAGGCAATCAAGGACATTCTCTCCGCTACCGAGGCGGAAAACGACTCCGGCTCGCTGGACGATCTGATCGCCGCACTGCGTGAGATCGGGGGCGGCAGCGCGTGAGAATCGGCTACACTAAGAAGCAGGCGGCGCTTCTCCGGCTCTTTGCGCAGGGCAAGCTCCACCGCTACACGATCCTCTCCGGCTCTGTCCGATCCGGCAAGACGTGGATTTCCCTCGTGATCTGGGCGTTCTGGGTGGCTACGCGCCCCAAGGACGGCGTTTACATGATGTGCGGTAAAACGATCGAGGCGCTCGATCGGAACTGCCTGCGCCCCTTGCAAGCCCTCGTGGGGCGGCGCAATTTCATCTACAACGCAAAGGCCAAGCGCGGCACGCTGTTCGGGCGGACGGTCTATTTCGAGGGCTGCAACGACGTCCGCGCGGAGAATAAGATCCGAGGCCTGACGCTGTTCGGCGCTTACTGCGACGAGTTGACCCTGTTCACCGAGGACTTTTTCGCGCAGCTGCTCGCCCGCCTGTCCGCACCGGGTGCGAAGCTGATCGCCACGACCAACCCGGACACGCCGATGCACTGGCTCTACAAGAACTACATCAACCGGCCAAAGACCGCACAACCGATCGACCTCGGTGTCTACACTTTCCTCCTAGACGACAACACGACACTCGACCCGGAGTACGTCAAGGAGATCAAGAAAGACTATGAGGGCGTATTTTATCAGCGCATGATCCTCGGGCTGTGGGTCGTGGCAGAGGGCGCGATCTACCGCGTCTACTCCGACCGCCGGGAGAGATGCTCCGTGCACCTTGCCCCGCTGGACGCCGACGGCAACGAGATCCGGGACGATGGGTGCGCGGACTACGACTACATACAGCTCGGCCTCGACTTCGGCGGCAATGGCTCAGCACACTCCATCACGGCGACCGGGCTCAAATACGACTACTCGAAGATAACCGTCCTCGCCTCGCGCAGGCTCCCCGCAAAGGACACAAACCCGATTCAACTCTACGAATGGGTCGAGAGCTTCGTCCGCTACGTCAGGGAGACGTACTGCCGAGGATCTCGGACGATCCGCGCACTCTACGCAGACAGCGCCGAGCAGACCCTAAAGAACGGACTCAAGGATCGGCTCGACTTTCCTGTCAAGGACTCGCTCAAGCGGGAGATCGTCGATCGAATCCGCACGACGACGGCACTTATGAGCTCGGGACGGTTCTTTATCAACCTTGCCGACTGCGAGACGCTCGACGCTGCATTGCAGACAGCAGTCTGGAACGAGAAAAAGCTCGGCCACGACGAGCGCCTCGACAATGGCACAAGCGACATCGACTCCCTCGACAGCTTCGAGTATAGCTTCGAGAAAGACCTCAAGAAATACGCGAGGAGCGTTGCATAATGTTTATCGACAGACTGATTCAGACCATCGGGAGGCTATTCGGAATGTACACACAACGGACGGCGGCGGCTGACTGCCGCAACACGGCGATCTCTGACCGCATGGCGAACGCTATTACAGCATGGTATCGACTGCTCTACGGCGAGGACGTGCACGACGGCTACCCTGTGAGCAAGACCCGCGCCGCGATCTTCATCACGAACTTTGCTGCGACCCTTGCCACGGAGGAGCTCGAGATCAGCACCGGCACAGGAGCGCGGGCAGACTTCGTCAAGCAGCAAGTCGCCCGCTATGTTCTGCCGGAGCTGCACAACAACGTGCAGACGGCGGCAGCGGGCGGCGAGGTCGTGCTCAAGCCGTTTATACACAACGGCCGAATCCTGTGCGACGCCGTCACCGCCGACCGCTTCTACCCGACGCGGATCAACGCCGCGAAAGAGGTCGAAGCCTGCTACTTCACCGACTACGCGACCTACAACGGCCGCGACGTCGTGCGCGTGGAGTTCCACGATATGAGAGCCGACGGCTATTATATCCACAACGAGGCGTACTACGACGAGCGCGGCGCAATGAAGGGCAGCTTCAACTATCACCTCGTCCCGGAGTGGGCAGACCTCGAGGAGGACACGAAGATCGAGGGACTCGACCGCCCGCTGTTCGCTGCGCTTAAAATGCCCATGGCGAACACTGTCGACAACACCTCCCGACTCCCTGTCTCCATGTACGCGAACTCAATGGACGCCTTCGAGGAGCTCGACCGCATCTACACGGAGTTCCTCTACGAGATCCACACCGGCAAGCGCAAGCGGATCGTCACGCCCGACGCGCTCTCCGCCACACTGCCGGGATCGCCGAACTTCCGCCCGGTTCCGTACAAGGATTTGACGACGGATCTTTACCTAGTGCTCGACACCGGCGAGGGCGGCCAGCCTTTCGACGACTACACGCCGGAGATCCGCGTTGAGGCCTATCAAAAGGCAATCGACGTGCAGCTTCGCCTCATCGAGCGGCAATGCGGGTTTACCGAGGGCACGTTCACCCTCGACGTGCGCACCGGGCGCATGACCGCGACACAGGTCACGAGCGACGACCGGGACACCTACTCGACGATCAAGTCGATACAGGATCGCGGGCTCAAGCAGGGACTTGAGGACGTGATCTACATCTACAACGTCTACGCCACCCTCGGCGACCTTGCCCCGGCGGGTGACGTCGAGCCGTCCGTCACGTTCGGCGACTCCGTGTTCGAGGATACCGGGACGGAGTTCGGGCGCCGGAAGCAGCTGGTCGACGGCGGCTACCTCAAGCCGGAGAAGCTGATCTCGTGGTATTTCGGGTGCAGCGACGAGGAAGCGCTCTCTTATATGCCGGACGGTTCCGCTTCGCTCGGGATCGACTTCCCGACGGAGGAGTGATTCTATGTTGACGCCGGAGCAGCTTGCACAGATCGCAGACCACGCGACCGTGCGCAAGTTATACGATCAGCTCCAAGAGGATATAATCGCGGACATGGCTCGCAGGCTGTCGAAGATGGACTTTACAGGCTATACGACCATGTGGCAGCTCCAAAAGCTCGAGGCAATCAACGCGGAGCGTGACTACATCGTGCAGCGACTCGCGGACATCTCCGGCAAAAGCAAAACGGAGATCAAGGCCGTGCTAGAGACAGGCTGTTCCTCCGCGCTCGGCTCGGACGATCAGATCTACCGCCTCGCGGGATATAAGCCGACGCCACTCTCGGAGAATCCCGCCTTGCAAGAGCTCCTCAACGCGGGACTGAAAAAGACGCTCGGAACGTTCCAGAATCTCACACGGACGACCGCCAACACCGCGACGCGGCAGTTCGAGGACGCTCTCGACCGTGCCTATATGCAAGTAACGTCCGGCGGGATCAGCTACCAGCAGGCAATCAAGGGCGCAGTAATCGACCTGTCAAAGCAGGGCGTCGCCGTGATCCAGTACCCGACAGGACATACCGACTACATGGACGTCGCTGTCCGCCGGGCTGTCCTTACCGGCGTAAATCAGACTGCGCTCAAGATCCAAGACGCGCGAGCGGACGAGCTGGGCTGTGACCTCGTCGAGGTAACGGCACACTATGGAGCCCGCCCAACTCACGCGGAGTGGCAGGGGCGCGTATATTCGCGCTCCGGCAAGGACAAAAACTACAAGAATTTCTACGACGCTACCGGCTACGGAACAGGCGACGGTCTCGGCGGGTGGAACTGCCGTCACTCGTTTTTTCCGTTCTTCAAGGGACTGTCCCGGCAGAATTACAGCTTGCAAGAGCTGCACAAAATGAACCGGCAGACCGTGAGCTACAACGGCCGCGAGTTGTCCCTGTACGATGCAACGCAGATGCAGCGGGCAAACGAGCGCGAGATTCGCGCCCTAAAGCGAGAGCAAGCTGGACTCGAGGGCGCGGGGCAAGACGTCTCCGAGGTCAAAGCCAAGCTCCGGGACGCGCAGGCAAAGCAGCGCGACCTCTGCGAGCAGACAGGCCTCCGGCGTGACTATTTCCGTGAGCGGGGCGGCAAGCAGAACCAGCAGGCAAGCCCAAATCCGAAGATCCAGATCGCGCGGCAGGCGCAGGCAACCGGGACGGCAACGACATCAAAAACAGCGTCGGCGGAGCTCGCCCAAGTGGACGCGAGCGGATTTCCGAGTTTATTCACGGAGTCGGCACGAGTGAAGAAACAGACGGTCGCCTTCGCGGACTACTTGAACTCGATAGAAAATGCCGATCCGACCGTGCGCCGGATCTATGCAGAGTTCGGCAAGCTCGACAACCTACCCGGCAGCGTCAAGGCTAAAGTCTCGTACACAAAAGACGGCCATGCGGTCAACACATCATGGTATCGCCTCGACGGACGCCTCGCTGACGTCACGGTCAAGATCCCGGACGTAACATACAGCGGAGACATAACAGGAGCCGCGCAGACAACAGCTCACGAGCTCGGCCACTATATTGACTTTTTGTGCCGAGAAGATCCTCAAAAGGCGGCAGGCTGGATCACAACAAAAAGCGCCGACTTGATGGACGCGGTTCGCGGCGAGCATACCGTCCCGCCAGAAATTCAAAGCCTTTTCAAGGCGACAGACGAAAAAGTGCGAGAAGCCGGAAAAAGCGTCATAGAAGAACGGCGCAGCAAACTCGACGCCTTGCGCGATTCGTGGTATAATGGCGGTGTTAGCTTCAAAGACTATCAAAAAGCACGATCAAAGATAATCGGAGAAGCAGAGCTCCTCACGGATCGCGCACAGCGCAATGCGTCCAACGGCGTGGGACAGCTCGAGGACATCTACGACGCCCTCGTCGGCGGGTCACGTCCCGGTATGTATGGGCATGGGTACGACTATTACCGAGATTATAACAACCGAGTGCAAGAAATATGGGCCAACTATTGCAGCCTTTCGCTCACACGTCCAGACCTGATTGACGAGCTGCGCAAACATGAGCCGGATCTCGTGCAGGCTCTCGACAACGTGGCAGCAGAGATAGAAAAGAGGATTGTATGACAGAACGAGAAGTAGTGTCCAAGCAGGCTATAATTGACGACTTGTTCTTTGAGTGCTCCGACCGACTCGTTCACGAGTTTTTCGATTACGAAAGCGTAGAGAAGCTCGACGAGAAGATCGACGTGCTCAGAAAGCTGAACTCTGGCGTCAAGCCGGAGGACATTCCGAACTATTACGACGTCCTCGAAAAGTACCCGAAAAACGGCGAGGCGTGGGATTAAACCCGCCAACGGAGACCCCCCTATAATATGCTACGCTATGAGCAGACCGCAAAAGGTCTGCTCTTTTTTATTTCCTCCGCCCTCGGGAGGCTTAAACGAGAGGGACGGCGCACCGGGGAGAGGCCCCGGATATACAAGCCAAATCGACGCCGGAGAAGGAGAAAAGCTATGGCCGACTATTCGTTTTTGAAACCCCTGTTCGGTGCTGACGGATCCAAAGCCGTGACCTACGATCAGTTCACGGAGGCGCTCGACGCGCAGAAAGAGATCAAGATCGGCAACCTTGCCGACGGCTCGTACGTTGCGAAAGGCAAGTTCGACGCGGTCGTGACGGAACGCGACACGCTGAAAAGCGGCAAGGAAGAAGCCGACAAAAAGCTGGCCGGTTACGATCCCGAGTGGAAAACCAAGGCAGAGGCAGCACAGGCCGAGGCCGACGCCAAAGTCAACGCGATTCTCCTCAAGAACGCGGCGCTCGGCGCTCTCAAGGGCGCAGGCTGCAAAGACCCGGATCTCGCTTTTATGGCACTTGACGCCTCCAAGCTCAAGCTCGACGGCGAGAACGTGATCGGCCTGAACGATCAGATCGAGGCCTCCAAGAAGGCGCACCCGTCCCTCTATGACGTCGAGGGGGACGAGAAGCAGACGCAGCAGCACGGCAATTTCCGCGTTACGACCGGCTCGAACGGCAGAACGCAGCCTCGCGGCAGCGACAAAGAGACCCTCGACGCGATCTACGCAAACAATCCGTTCTACAAGAAATAACACAAGGAGTGCTACAAAATGGCTGTTCTTATCAACACGCAGAACGTAGACGAGAAGTATTCTCCGATTCTGGAGCCTAACCTGTTCTACGAGTCTGTATTCGCACCCGGTGCAACCTGTACCGACCAGTACCAGACCGGGCCCGCAGGCGGCATCTACGTCCACAAGCTGAAAACTTCCGCCGTCGCCCCCGGCAAGCCCGGCCGTGACTTCACCGACGAGGAGACCGGCGACGATCTGATCCCGATCATGCTGAACAACAACTTCCAGAAGTCCAAGAAGATCTACAACGTGCAGGCCGCACAGGTCGGCGTTGCTCTGGGCAACGAGAATCTGTCTCTCGCAATTCAGGAGTGCAGCGAAGGTCGTCAGATCGCGGGCGTTGCCTGCCTCGTCAACGAGGGCACGGCTTCCGCCACGACTACCGCTGTCACCGACCCCAAGAAGGACGCCGTCGACGTCCGCGCCGAGATCGTCACCGCGAAGGGCTCCGCCGACATTGTTTTGTGCTCTCCCGCCTACTACGCTATGATCCTCAAGCAGGCGGGCTCCGAGCTCACCCCGAACACGAACGAGCAGATCGCTCTCACCGGCCGCGTCGGGCAGTGGCTCGGCATGACCTTTATCGAGTGCGCAATGCTGGCCGAGACCTCCGGCAAGTATTACGACTACTCCGGCACGCTGAAAACCGTCGACTTCTCCAAGGTTGACTACATCATGTACAACCACCGCGCACTGTCCATTATCGACAGCTTCGAGGCCGCCCGCCTGCGCGACGCCGAGAACTTCGTCGGTACGAAGGCGCAGGTCGAGATGAATACCGGCTACCGCGTCACCAACAAGGCACTCGTTCGCGTCCGCAAGCACGCCGCAGCCTAAGCCGAGAGGAGGCTCTCTATGTACAGCACCTACGAGCAGTACCAGAGCGCAGGCGGCAAGCTCACCGAGGAGCAGTACACGATCTACGCGGCGAAAGCCGCGAGCATGATCGACTACAAGACACTCCACCGCGCAGACTCCGCACCGCCCGAAATGCGGGCCTCTCTGGGGCTTGCAGAGTGCGAGCTGATAGAGATCCTCGACGGCTACAAAAACGCCGTAGGAGGGCTTGCAAGTGAGTCCATCGACGGCTATTCATACACCGTCAAAGCAGACCCCGCCGTGGCACAGAGCCGAGCGATCGACGATGTGCTCCGCCGGTATCTGTTCCGTCCTGATCTGGGCGTCAATCTGTTGTGCAGGGGGCTGGACGCATGACTATTAACACCGACGCGACGGTTTACAACGTCGTGCAGGCGCAGGACGGCAGCGTCCGAGCCTTCCGGCACTACTTGCCCGCCGTCCATTGGTACGGCAGACCGGCGGCACAGGCTGACGGCTCCGGCACATCAAGAGCCGACGCCTACTCCGTGCGGATCCCTGACCCTGACGGCTACGTCCCGCCGCGCGTTTGGCGCGAGCTCTCCGATGAGGCGCGGCTCGCCTGCTGGACGGTGCAGCCGGACGACCTGATCGTCAAGGGCAAGGCAGACACCGAAATCAGCGACGAGGACGGACACCGCCTCGAGGAGCTCCCCCAACTCTACGACGAGGTTTGCAAGGTGCGTTTTGCCCACGACAACACAGGGACGAACGTCCCGCACATCTATGCAGGGGGTATCTGATGGCAGCGCCTACCGTCAACGCCGCGCCGGACACCGAGATCACCGTCAAGGCAAACGGCACGACGACAAAGGCTACGCTCCGATGGAGTAAGTCCATGCCGAGGGAACGGACGGCACAGTTTCAGAACGCGCAGGCCATGCTCGACAGCGAGGTCATGCGCGTGCTAGAGCCCTATATGTCGCTCGACACTGGCATGATGATCGCGAGTATGCAGTCTTCCACGCACCCCGGCTCCGGCGAGATCCACGTCAACACCCCCTACGCCGCGAAGGTCAACTACGTTTCCGGCATCATGGGCAAGAACGGCCCAAACCGTGGGCGGCGGTTCTTTGACCGCATGAAGGCCGACAAGCTGTCCTATTTCAAGGCGTTTGTCGCTAAAGCGTTAGGAGCAAAGAGCAAATGATCGAAGAAGTACGCGACTATTTTCTGTCGTGCCCCGCGATTAAGCGCAGGGCGAAGATCTTCGGCATAAACAACCTCGGCCCCGACGCACTGGACTACACCGTCGAGAGCGTTCCGGGGAATCCGATCGTCAAGCGCTACACCAACGGCGCGGCGATCCGGGCGAAGCAGTTCGTTATTGCCTCGCGAGAGCTGCACTCCGTAGACGCTAAGACGCAGGCGCGGAACGTCGAGACGTTCGACGCCGTGTGTGCATGGGTCGAGGAGCAGAACGCCGAGGGTAATTATCCGAAGATCAGCGAGGGACAGCCCCTCGAAGTCGTCGTCAATTCCTCCGCCTATCTGCTGGGCGTAGACGGTAAGACGGCACGTTATCAAATCCAAGTCCAGTTAAATTATTTTACGGAGGGATCCACATGAAACAGGTTATCCGCAACATGATCGCGGACTACCTCAAGCCCGCCGACAGCGAGGGCTTCGTCTTGATGGGAACAGGTTTTAACACGTTGGACGAGAGTCCCAACGCGCAGACCGACGAAAAGACCTACATCAATCAGGCGTCGAGCTCTACCTCTATCAAGGGCTACAAGCCGGAGTTTTCTTTTGACTCTGACTTTATCGAGGACGAGGCCGCGATCGCCGATCTGTACGCGATCGGCCGCAATCGTCTGACCGGCGAGGACGCGCAGCGCGAATACGTCCGCGTGGAGCTGTTCAAGACCAAGGACACAAAGGGCTATCCCGCCCGAAAGTTCACCGTCTCTGTCGAAGTCTCCGATCTGGCGACAGGCGACGGCGGCGAGGTGACGAACGTCTCCGGCACGCTGCACCAGATCGGCGAGTTCGTCGAGGGCTTCTTTGACACGCAGACCAAGACCTTCACCGCCGCGAACGCAGGCTAAAACACAGGGAGGATATAAAAAATGCTGGTAAATCTGAACACGATCGAGCTTGACTTCGACTTCTACGACGCAGATCAGGGCCCCTATTATATCGAGGGCTCCGAGAAGATCGCCAAGATCTGCACCGACATGGAGGGCAAAAGAACCGCCGAGGAGATTCGCGCGGGCTACACCGAGGCCGCAAACGCCACGTCCGAAATGCTGGACGCGATCTTCGGCGCGGGAACCGGCGAGAAGGTCATGCAGGGCAAGAAAAGCCTCAAGCTCTGCATTGATATTATCAACGGCCTGCGCGAGTCCGTCGACAAGCAGGCGGCAGAGCTTGCCGCTGTGCAGGCTAAGTACACCCCGAACCGCCTTGCACGGAGGGCTGCTAAATCGTGAATCTGATTCTCGACGATCTGCCGGACACACTGGACGGCGTCGAGATTCAGACGGATTTCCGCTACTGGATCCTGTTTGAGCAGCTCATGCTCGACGAGGATCTGTCACCCCTGCAAAAGGGCGTCAACGCTCTAAACCTGATCTACAAAGGGACGCCAACCGCCACGCAAGGCACCGCGTTGGCGTCCCTTTTGTGGTTTTTCAGGTGCGGGAAGGACGAGGAGCGGAGGAGTCGTAGATCGGCGCGGAACGGCGCAAGCCCCCGCCGCCTGTACGACTACGATCAGGACGCCGAGAGGATCTTCGCGTCGTTCTGGGCGGTCTATGGGCTCGATCTGAACGCCGTCTCCTATCTGCATTGGTGGAAGTTCCGGGCTATGTTCGACGCCCTGCCGGACGACTCCGCGATCATGCGGGCGATCTATTGGCGGAGCGTTGACACGAGCAAGCTCAAGGGAGAGGAAAAGAAAAACGCCGACAAGAAGAAGAAATACTACGCGCTGCGAGACTCCCGCGCAGATATGCAAGGCGACGCTGTCGCCGCTGCGCTTATGCGCGGAGAGGATCCGGCCGCACTCTTGAAGGCGAAGTGATCCATACATGGCAGACGGTACTCTGCTGTTTGACACATCTATCGACTCTGACGGCTTTAACGTCGACATAGGCAAGCTCGGCAGCGCCGCCGCAAAGGGAATCGCCGCAGCGGTCGGCGTCGCAACTGCCGCCGTCGGGGCTTTCGGCGCTTATGCCGTAAAGTCCGGCGCGGCATTTGATACCGCAATGAGCCAAGTCGCCGCCTCTATGGGCGTTACCGTGGATCAGATCCCGGAGATCTCGGCGAGGGCGAAAGAACTCGGCGCAACCACAAAATTCACCTCGACGCAGGCCGCCGAGGGCTTCAACATTCTGGCCATGGCCGGGCAGAGCGTGGACGATCAGCTCTCCACGATCGGGCCTGTGCTGGATCTGGCATCGGCTGGCGCTATGGATATGGCCGACGCCGCGACCTACGTCACCGGCGCTCTGTCTGGCTTCTCTGCCCCTGCAAGCGAGGCGACGCACTACGCGAACCTGTTCGCTAAGGGCGCGACCCTTGCGAACACATCGGTCGCCGGTTTGGGCGAGGCCGTGAGCGGTTCTGCCGCTGCTGCTTCTAAGTATGGGCAGACCGTTGACTCGTCCACGTTGTCCCTGTTGCGTTTGGCGAAAGCCAACATCACCGGCAGCGAGGCCTCGACCGCATACAACCGCTTGATGGTCGATCTGTACACAGCATCGGGCGACGCCAAGAAGCAGCTCGACGCGCTGGGCGTGTCCTGCTACGATCAGGCAGGCAATGCCCGCGATCTGAACGACGTCGTAAACGAGCTCGGCGCGGCTATGGCGGGCATGACCGACAAGCAACGCGCCGCCGCTGAGAACACGATCTTCTCGATGTACGGTATGTCCGCTTTTGACAATATGCTCAAAGCGGACACTGACACGTGCAACGAGTGGGCGGAGGCTCTCGCCGGTGCTGACTCCGAGTTCGACGGCCTCGGCTCTGCTGCTGGGCAGGCGCAGACACAGCTCGACAACCTCGAGGGCGACGTCACGCTGTTGTCGTCTGCCTTCGACGGCCTCGCACAATCTGTCTACGCCGGAGCGCAGGGCAGTCTCCGCGAGTTCGTGCAGCTCGGCACGGACTGCATCACGCAGATGCAAGAGGGGTTCGAGTCCGGCGGTGTTGACGGCCTCATGGACGCGCTCGGCGCTTGCCTTGCACAAGTCGTCGGCCGCGTGGCAGAACTTGCCCCTACTGTGGTAGAGCTCGCTGTCGGCGTCTTGCAAGCCCTCGTGGAAGGGCTCGGCGCGAACGCAGGAGTAATGCTTCAAGCGGGCGTTTCCATCGTTCAGACGCTCGCACAGGGCGTCTCCGGGCTTGCCTCCTACCTGTTCACCGCTGGGCTTGACCTGATCGGACAGCTCGCGCAGGGCGCAGGCTCGGCGATTCCGCAGTTTCTCTCGACCGTGCTCCCGCAAGTATTGCAGTTCACGAGCAACCTCCGCGCGAATTTTGGGCAGTTCGTGGACGCGGGCATAAACCTGTTACTCTCGATCGTCGACGGAATTGTAGCCTCTATCCCGACCCTGCTCGAAACGATCCCTCAAATCGTTATCAACATAGCGGGGCTCATCAACGACAACGCGCCGAAACTGCTGCTCGCGGGCGCTCAAATTATCATCAAGCTGCTGGCCGGTATCGTCCAGAATATCCCGAATATTATCGCGGCACTGCCTAAAATCATCGAGGCGATCGTCGCCGTTTTTCAGGCATTCAACTGGATCAGCCTCGGGAAGAACATCATCGACTTACTCGGCAGGGGAATCTCCGGCGCGGTTAGCTTCGTATCGAACGCGGCACAGAACATTTTTAACACGGTACGCGACAAGATTGCCGAGCTTCCCTCGGCTCTGCTGAACCTCGGCAGCAACGCGATCTCGAGCCTCGCCTCCGGCGTTCAGATGATGGCATACGATGCAGCGTCGGCAGGCGTGAGCATCTTTACCGTGATCCGCTCCGCTATCGCACAGTTACCCGGTGCTCTGTTGAGCCTCGGTTCTAGCGCAATGAGTGGGCTACTCGGCGCGATCAGCGCGGCAATCGGCGCGATCGGTTCGGCGGGCGCGTCGATCTTGAACGCACTCGTGAACTCCCTGCTTAATATGCCGTCCCGCTTGATGCAGCTTGCGACGCAGGCCTGCACGAGTTTCAAGAACGCTTTTACGCAAGTGCAATGGTCGAGCATCGGCGGCAACATTATCCGGGGCATTATCTCCGGCATCGGCTCGGCGATTGGGAGCCTCGTCTCTGCTGCGACGAACGCTGCGAAAAAGGCTTTCGACGCCGCCAAGAATGCGCTCGGCATTCACTCTCCCTCGAAGAAATTCGCGTGGATCGGTGAAATGTCCGTCGCTGGCTGGGAAAAAGGCTGGGACGACAGCTACGGCGAGTTCCTGTCCGACGCAAACGACGATATGTCCGCGTTCGTGGCAGACGCGCAGAATGTGATTGGCGGCTTCAACGCGGGCGTGGGCGGCAACGCCGCAACCGGCAGGCTCGCGGCAACCGGCGGCGGGACGGTTATCGTCTACCAGACGAACACCGTCAACACACACGACAGCTACACGCCGTCGGAAGTGACCCGCAAGCTCGAGGATCTGTCCGACAAACTCAAGTGGAGGCTCTGACCCGATGGATAAGAAAACAAGAATCACCTACAAGAGCGACCTCGGCGAGATTCTGTTCTCCGTGTCGTCTCCGTTCTGGGTGAGTGAGATCAAGGGGGCGAGCGGTCTCCCCGTCGACGTTGCCGTCTCTGCTGGGTACAAGCAGCAGGGCGGCTCCGTGGCGAGTCAGACCGTAAAGCAGCGCTCGATCACGATCAACGGCTCCGTACTGCGCTCGGTCGCAGTCAACCGCCGGAAAATGCTCGACGTCATGGCCCCCCTGCACAAGGGGACGCTGACGATCGAGCAGAACGGCGAGAGCTGGTATCTCGAAGTGTGGCCGACGCAGGCCCCCGACTTCGACGACGGAGAAGGGGCGCAGGCGTTCCAGTTCTCCGCCGTCGCCCCGTTTCCATATTGGCGAACGACCGCCACCGCGCGGACGATGGTCGGCGGCCTGCAAGCACTGTTCAAGACGCCGTTCTTCACAGGCGGCAAGTGGTATATCTCGAAATATTCCGACACCTACCTGACGAACATCCGCAACACCGGCAACGTCAAGATCCCGATCAAGGCAGTGTTCAAGGCTGTGACCGACTGCACCGAGCCGGAACTGTACCACGTCGGCGACCGTACCTACATACGAATCCTCGGCACGTTGTACGCCGGACAGACGATCACGGTCAACACCGCATACGGACAGCGCGGGGCGACTCTCACCGATAAGGACGGCACGACCTCCGACGCCTTCCATCGGCTCGACATTGACTCCGATCTCGAACTCGGACTTGACCCGGGCGACAACATACTGCGATACACAGCACAGAGCAACCGCGAGGGGCTTCGGCTGTATGTAGTGGCCGAGGAGGGCGTTGTAAATGGCCTTTGAGATGTGGAAAGACGGCTCCCGCGTGGGGCTGTTGGAGGGCTACGACTCGATCCAGTGGCTCACCTACTCCCGCGACTCCGGCGAGTTTCAGATCACGATCTCCGATCCGGCTGTCGCTGCGCTCGTGCAGAAAGGTTCAACGATTCTCAACACTGACACGATGGAGCTCGCATCGGTCGAATACCTCAAGCCGAAGGTCGATTCCTCCGGCTGCCTGACCGTAGAGGCTCGCGGCTACAACTCCGTGACCATGCTCGATCGCCGCGTCGTGATGGGCACGGTCAATATCTCCAACATCGAGGCGGCTATGATAAAGCTCTACACCGACAACCGGCGCGGGCTGTCCCTGCTGCCGCCAACGGCCCACGGCTACGAGGAGAAAGCCGACTCTCAAATAACGTGGAACTCGGTGCTCGACGCATGGAAGAAGCTCGCAGAGCTGGCCGGGGTCGGCTTCGGCTCCACCTTCGACAGACATACCGGGCAGAACGCGCTCAAGATCTACAAAGGTGTCGACCGTTCGGACGATCGCAGCGCGAACTATACCGGCGTTTTCGGCGACCGTGCTGGGAATCTGACCGAGATCTCTTTCACCGACGATGCGAGCAACTACAAGAACGTAGCGATCGTCGGCGGCGCTGGCGAGGGCGCGGATCGTGTCGTGCGGATCGTTGGATCCGCCTCCGGCGACGACCGGCGGGAGCTGTGGGTCGATGCAAAGGACTTGCAAAAGACCTACCAGATCGCCACACCGAAGGGCACATACGACGCGCAGGGCAACCCGGAGTACGACTACACCGACGCGACCTACACGGCGGCAGAATACGCCGCCCTGCTGGATCAGCGCGGCGTCGAGAAGCTGCTCGAATGCCTAAACAAGCAGAGCATCTCGTGCTCCGTCGTCGACGGCCCGATGCGCTTCGGCGTGAACTACGGCCTCGAGGATCGCGTCCCGGTCGTCTGCAAAGACTTCCTCGGTCTGCGATTGAGCGCCCGCGTCTCCGGCGTCAAGCTCGTGTACGAGGACAACGCGCGGCAAGTTTACCCGATCCTGTCCGACTTTGAATCATTGAGGAGCTGATCTCTATGTTATGTTTCCCTCTCGACAACACTGAATACGAGGCGGAGGGGCTCGGCCTCGAACACGTCACGCGCTCGCGCGGCGTGTTTGCCACCGACGACAACCTCCGCGTAAGCGCAGGCGGCGGAATGAACGTCACGATCTCGCCCGGCGTCTGCTTTTTGAAGATGGGCGAATACTGGGGCGTGACTGCCCTGCAAAAAACGGCGCTCTCGCTGCCGATCCAGACAGCGGACGGAACGCTCACCCGCAAGGACGTCGTCGTCGCACGGATCGACAAAGTTGCAAACCTCGCCGAGATCGTCGTCAAGCCCGGAACCCCTGCAAGCTCGCCGGAGCTGCCCGCCATTGTGCGCGACGACGACTACGACGAGATCTATCTCGCATCCGTCACGGTCGGAGCCGGTGTCGTGGAGATTACGAACGCCGCGATCTCCGACTTGCGGCTCGACGAGACCGTGTGCGGCTTGATGGTAGACACCGCCGCCAAGATCCCGACGCAGGCGCTCGCCGAACAGTGGGCGGCGTTCTGGGCGTACATCACCGCCGACGCGCAGGCAGAGGGCGAGGCTGCAAAAAAGCTCTACGCCGCCCTGTACGAGGAAATGAAAGATCTGATCGCCGACGCACCGGCCGCAAAGCTGCAACTCGAAATCGACGACTTGCAGAAACAGATCGACATTATGACCCACAAATACGCCGTCCCCGCGTGGACTGGTAACTGTTATACCGGCTACGCGGTTATGGAGCCGTAAGGCTATAACGAAAGGAGCTATCCTATGAAAGGCTATCCAAAAACATTGCAGACCAAAGAGGATCTCTTGCACTTGATCGCGCTCGCGCAGACCCCGGACAGTGGGATCACAAAGGCGGAGATCGAGAACTCGCTCGCCCGCATCGACTACGGCGCGAATCTGCACGTCCCGATCAAATCAGCGGACGGCAAGAGCTGCACCTTGCCCTACTGCCCGGAGGCTGCCGTCGGGCAGATCGTGACCGCCTCCGGCGCGAAGATCGCCTCCGTGAACCACACGAAGGACGAGAAAGGCGAGCCGGACGAAACGACCGTCGAGTTGAGCAAGGCTCCCGGCGACGTCGCCGAGCTGCTGATCCCCGCGCCCGTCACCGCCGCCGCCCGCATGGGGCTGTCCACCGCCGATCTCGAAGCAATTAAAGGAGTTGTGAACGCATTATGAGCAGATATATCGTTGAAAGTCTGACCGACCCCCGCGCCAAGATCACGGCGCAGACATGGGGCAATGTGACCGACATCGTCGCGCCGGTCAAGCAGTTTTTGCAGGCGTCCGCCTTGCAGCAGCTCACGATCTCGCCGGACGTGCTGATCGCCATGACCGGCGGCGGCGTGTTCAAGACGAAAACCACGATCTTAACGGTCGCCGATCTCGACACCGGCTCCACCTTCGTGTTCGGCCGAGACTACTACGTCTACTGCTGCGACCCCGGCGACGGCATCTCTGACGAAGTGTACAAGATCAGCCTCAACAGCACATACCCGGCAGGCTATACCGCCGCGACCTCCCGCAAGATCGGCGGCTTCCATTACGGACAGGTACGCAACAGCGCCACGATTGCGGACGTGTCGATCGGCATTGTGCCGCGCAGCGTGTGGACTACGTTCTGGCGTCCGAAGTGTGACCCGGAGGGCATGGTCTATCTGACTGGCGGCATCTGGGCGGATATTTACCTCTCAAGCGACGACGGCAACGGCGGCCTGCGCAGCGTCTACAACGCGACGCCGATCACCGGCACGGAGGGACTAAACTGGTACATTGCGCTCGAGAAGCTGCGCCGCAGCGGTAAGCGTATGCCGTCCTATGCCGAGTTCTGCATGGCCGCCGAAGGTTCGCCCGAAGGCCTCGACGGCAGCAACGATCAGGCGTGGAGCGCCACGAGCAACAGAGGCCGCCACGCGACCGGCACGATCGCAAAGGCGACGTCCCTCATCGGCTGCCGCGACCTCGTCGGCAACGTCTGGAAGTGGGTGGACGAGCTGTGTCTCGATCCTACCGCGAGCTCGTGGGACTGGAAAGACGTCCTCGGCGCGGGCTACGGCGACGCCTATATCCCGAGCGATACCGCGCTGCACGCGCTCGGCTGTGGCGGCGGCTGGGGCGACGGTGTACGCGGTGGTTCCCGCGCTGTCACTGCGGGCAACTGCCCGTGGAGCGTCAGCGCGTACGTGGGCGTCTGGGGCGTCTGTGACTCTCTGTAATCTGTCTATGCCCGCCTGAAAAGGCGGGCTACTATGGGGGAAATATGGAAACATTCCGCACGAAAGAAAAAATCAAAGATCTGTACGTCTATCTCAACGACAGAATGAAAAGCTGGCCGCAGTACGAGAAGTACGCGCTCTCCGAGTATTGCCGCTGTAAGCTGTTGCACATGATCGAGCTCTGCGTAGCGATCAATAAGTCGTCCAAGGCGAAGGCCAAGGTCTACGAGCTCGACAACTGCCTGCAAGAGCTGCGCGACTACATGGATATTGCGCAGCGGGCGCACTACTTGAGTGAGAAGCAATTCCTCGTTGCGAGCAAGCGGATCTCCGAAGTGGGCGGCATGATCGGAAACCTGATTAAAACGCTTCCCCCAACTTAAACAGGCATACGCCGAAGCATTTCGGCTGTGTAGGGGGTCGGCTTATTATGCCTCGCGCTGCACGCGCTCAACTGTGGCGGCAACTGGAACAACGGTGTACACGATGGTTCCCGCGCTGTCAATGCGAACAACTACCCGTGGAACGTCAACACGAACGTGGGCGTCTGGGGCGTCTGTGACTTACTTATTACGACGAGGTCGGCTACGGCTTACCTCCCGAGATTCTACTTGTAGAGTCAGAGCCGATCTCCTGTCCGGGCTATCCGGCAAACAAAGCAAAAGGACGAGCCGCAAGTAAAGGAATTGAAAGAGGCCAACGTGTGATGGGTAAACACAGAATCAATAATATTTTCGACCAAATAACGACCGACGAGAACCTCATGTCAGCATATCGCAAGGCGCGGCGCAACAAGCGTATGTCCTACGCGACGCTGAAATTCACAGAGGATCTCGGAGGCAATCTTCTAAAACTGCAAGCGGAGATCCGCGACGGCTCCTACACGCCGGGGCGGTTTCGCACGTTCAAGATCTACGAGCCGAAGGAGCGCGTGATCCGTGCTCCGCCCTTCCGGGATCGCGTGGCGCAACACGCTCTAATAAACGTCGTTGGCTCGTACTTGATGCACGGCTTCTATTATCATTCCTACGCCTGCGTAAAGGGTAAGGGCGGCCACCTCGCGAGCGACGTCCTCGCCCGCAAATACCACGAGCTGTACAGCCTGTGGGGCGGCGAGGTCTGGGTGCTGAAAGCTGATATACACCACTATTTCGACAGCATCGACCACGGCACATTGAAGGCGCAACTCCGGCGGATCATCAAGGACAAAGACGTTCTCCGACTCTGCGATCTGTACATCGACAACAACGGCAAGGACGCCCCGGTCGGGATCCCTGTCGGCAACCTCACGAGTCAAATTTTCGCGAATGTCTACTTGACGGATCTCGACCGCTATCTCAAAGAGCAGCTCCGCGTCCCTTATATGTACCGCTATATGGACGACTTCGTCTGTCTGTTTCACACCCGTGCGGAGGCCGAGCAATGCCTCGCGCAGGCGGAGATCTTCCTCCGTGAGCGCTTGAAACTCGAGCTCAACCCGAAAACGCGGATCTATAAGATTCTGCACGGCGTCGACTTCGTCGGCTATCGGCATTACCCGGATCATAAGCGTGTGCGCAAGGATTCTATCGAGCGCATGAACCGCCGGATCCGCCGCTACCGAATGCGCGGCGACATGACGGCGCAGCAGCTTCTCGCGAGCTTTACGAGCTGGTCGGGTCACGCCGGGCACGCGGACTCGGCACACCTGATCCAAACCATGACGCAAAAGGTTATTTCTGCAATATCTGAAAGGATGATCTAATTTATGAAGATCTACGGAATCGACGTCTCCCATCATCAGGGGACTATTGATTGGGCAAAGACCGCAAGCGAACTCCGCCGCGTGAACGGTGGCACGTCCCCCGGCTTCGCGATCCTCCGCGCTGGTTACTCCAACCGCAACGGCAAGGGCGGGCTGTGGGAGGACTCGCAGTTCACCGCCAACGTCGCAGGCTGCGAGAAGAACGGCGTCCCGATGGGCGTCTATTTCTACTGCTACGATCAGAGCCCCGAGGCGGCGCGGATCACCGCGAAGCACGTCGTGAATCTGCTCAAAGGCCACAAGTGGGACTACCCGATCTACTACGACGTCGAGTACGAGCCCTACAACAAGACGTGCGGCAAGGCGCAGAACGCGGCGATCATCAAGGCAGCGCTCGAAGTGCTGGAATCTGCCGGCTATTATGCGGCAGTCTACTGCTCGCGCGATTTCTTCCTCAACTATACGAACCTCTCCGGCTTGACTGGGTTCGATAAGTGGGAGGCCGCCTATGTGTCCAGCGATACCGCCGCCGTAAATAATGGGCTGTGGCAGTATAGCTCGAAGAACGCGCTCGGGATCGCCGGCTTTGGCTCCTCTCTCGACTGCGACGTGTCCTACAAGGACTACCCGGCGATCATGCGCTCGGCTGGTCTCAACGGCTACGAAAAGCAGGCCGAGACCCCGGCAGAGGAAACGCCCGCCGCCCGCTTGCAGAAAATCCACATCGGGCCCGTCTCACAGGGCGACGCCGACGAGATTCTCGCTCTCTGCAAGGATCTCGGGCTCACCGCCCCCGACAAAATGCTGTACTCTAGCGAGTGGGTCTAAGCGCGTCGCACAGGCGTTGCAGCGCGTAGGAGTATAAGTTTATGTTCTCGCGCAATCAACCGCCCTGCGTGGGCTTGCAAGCCGCTACTCGAGAGGATCTGCAAAGCGCCCTACCGCAAAGGAGTAAAACTATGGACAAAATCAAAACCTACGCCGTGTTCGCGTGCGGCATCTTCGGCGTTATGTGGGGCAGGCTCGGTGCTCTCGCGTGGCTGATCCTCGCGCTGCTGATCTTCAACGTCGCGGACTGGATCACCGGCTCCGCCGCCTCTGCCGTCGAAGGGAAAGGCATTTCCAGCGACGCCGGGCGACGCGGCATCGTGAAGAAAGTCGGCTACTGGATCGAGATCGGCGTCTGCCTCGTCGTGGATATGCTGCTCGTCTACGCACTGCCGGAGCTGTCGATCGGCGCGACCGTCGTCACCTTCACGCACCCGATCGTCGCCCCGATGGTCGCCGTGTGGCTCGACCTGAACGAGATCCTCTCCGTTATCGAGAACCTCGGCCGCATGGGAGCACCTGTCCCGGAGTGGCTGTCGAAGTTTATCACTGTACTGAAAAACAAGGTTGACGCCGCCGGAGAAAAAATTTCCGAAGATGAAGATCTGAAATAATGTTCAAGCCCTGCGTGGATGCTTTTCGCACTCCACGCAGGGCTTTTCATACAGGTTTACGTACAGGTTTACGAGCGCTTATAGGGCTTTATAGGTGGTTTTCAACCATTTTCGCGAGGCAAAGAAAAAGCCCGGATTCAACGTTTTATCGTCAAAATCCGAGCTTATGATGGAGCGGGATACGAGTCTCGAACTCGCCACCTACTGCTTGGGAAGCAGTCACTC